CTTTTCCGTGTGCCTTCATCAAGGGTCCTATAGTACGACGTCAACGTCGACTAGAGTGGGCGCAAGATGAGACAGGTGCGACAGTTGCTAAAGCAGGTGAAGAGTTAGCTCCTGAGTATGAAAGGGTCGACCCATTTAAGATTTACCCTGAGCCAGGGATTACAAATATTGATGAAGGGTATTTATTCGAGCATCATCCATTAACACGTATGGAACTGTCTGAATTAATCGGTGTACCTAATTATGATGAAGAAGCTATACGTAAAATTCTGCAAGAAGGGAACGGTAGTAGCTGGGTCAATGAAGATGTTAAACGTGAAAAGGAAGATGCGGAACGTAAACCGCAGAGCTTTAATAGGCCAACTGAAATTTATGACGCCTTAGAGTTTTATGGAAAGGTAAGTGGCAAGATGTTACGTGAGTGGGGACTAGATGAAGAAGAAGTACCTGATGAAGCTCGCGAATATGAAGCATGTGTACTACTTATAGGTAACTATGTAGTTAAAGCTGTACTGAATTATGACCCATTAGGAGAAAAACCATATGCTAAAACGTCACTTATTAAAAGCCCAGGAGCTTTTTGGGGAAAAGGTATCCCCGAAGTTATCGAAGATGTACAGAATATTTGTAACGCGGCTGCACGAGCACTGGTTAACAATATGGGCATCGCTTCAGGTCCTCAAGTGGAAGTTAACCTCGAACGTATACCCCCGAATGAAGACATCACTCAGATGCACCCTTGGAAAATTTGGCAGGTAACTAATGACCCAATGGGGTCTAGTGCCCCAGCTGTTAGATTTACACAACCAGATGATAATGCGAATACACTGATGGCTGTGTATGAGAAGTTTAGTGCATTAGCTGATGACCATTCTGGAATCCCTTCATATATATCAGGTGACCTTAATGTACATGGAGCAGGACGCACGGCGTCAGGCTTATCCATGCTTATGGGTTCAGCAGGTAAAGGAATTAGACAAGTTGTTATGCATATTGATAGCGACGTAATTAAAAAGATTGTTCATAGGCAGTTCGTATATAACATGCGCTATGACACAGATGAAAGTATTAAGGGCGATGTTGAGATTATCGCTCGTGGCGCTATTAACTTAGCAGTTAAAGAGACTGTTAACGTACGCCGAATTGAATTTCTTAATGCAACCGCCAACGAAATCGACATGGAAATCGTTGGTAAAGAAGGCCGTGCCGCGATTCTTCGCGAAGTGGCTAAAGGGTTGCAAATGCCTGTGGATGATATCATCCCATCTCGGGAGAAGGCCGGTTACGTTGAACGCGAGAACGCTAAGCTAGCTCAAGCTGCTGCACAACAGCAGCCGCAACAGCCAGAAAGCGGAACTCCAACTCAACCAGACGGTTCTCCCAAAGGTGGAATGGATGGAAACACAGTGAGTAACCGTGTGACGGGAGGTGCGGGTTGATAAAACCCTCACCAGAGGTTATTCATGCGTTAGGTGCAACTGTACGCCAGTATCCAGTTCTATTAGAATGGATGCGAGGGTGGAAGGAGCATGAACTATCGCAACTACCAAGCGTTACTACGAACGTGGCACTAGCTCAGGGACGGTGCCAAGTTCTAAAAGAACTCTATGAGTTCGCAGAAAAGTCCCCAGAACACGCAGCAGAGTCAAAACGATAGCTGTATTTTATTACGCATACCAGATAGGAGCGATAACATGGCAATACCAGAGCAAGTGAAGAAACAGTCAGAGGCAGTACAACAATTATATGAAGACCTTAATCCAGAGGAGGGCGTTGAAGCCCAGCCTACTGGAGAGGTACAAGCCGACCGTGTTGAAGAACAAGCAACTCAATCTGCACCAGAAGAGCAAACGGTAGCAGGTACTCAAGATGATAAAACACTAGAACAAAAGTATAAGACCTTACAAGGAATGTACAATGCAGAAATTCCACGTTTGCACGCAGATAAACGGGAATTAGCAGGCAGAGTAGGACAATTAGAACAACTACTTAGCTCAGCACCGAAACAACAAGCGCCACAACAAGCGGCGGAGGTTTCTCAAACTCTGGTAACAGAGAAAGATATTGAGGATTACGGTGATTCAATCGACGTTATGCGTCGTGTGAGCCAAGAAGAGACTAATGTATCTAATCAGCGCATTGCTTATTTAGAACAAACGATTCAGCAACTACAGTCAAATGTGATGCCTCGCGTAGAGCAGTTATCACAGCAACAGGCTCAGAGTTCTGAACATACGTTTTGGTCCGAGCTTTCATCTGTTGTCCCAAATTGGAGAGATATTAACGAGATTCCAGATTTTCAAACCTGGCTCTTAGATATTGACCCGCTAACGGGAATTAGCCGTCAGACATATTTAGAAGATGCACAAAACAACTTCGATGTACGTAGGGTAGCTAGCTTTTTTTCAACTTGGGGAGCTATGAATGGTGCGCCACGAGCTCAACAAGAATCAGCACGTCCACAATCTCAGCTAGAGAAGCAGATTGCTCCGGGTAAGGGTAAATCCACCGGGGCACCTGCAGTAAATGGTGACCAGACATATACGCCTGCCGATATTGCTTCATTTTATGATGCTATTAAATCGGGCAAATACAAAGGTAAAGATAAAGAACGTGCTAGAACAGAACGCGACATTTTCGCTGCACAGCGAGACGGTCGTATTATCACTGCATAATATAATATAGGAGGCTATAATGGCTTTTGCGGTAGCAGCTGGCAAACCAGCATACACTGGGAATTTTATCCCAGAGATTTGGTCAGGTAAACTGATTGAGAATTTCTACGACGCTACGGTGTTGTCGGCAATCTCAAACACTGACTATGAGGGCGAAATCAAAGCGTTCGGCGATACGGTTAATATCCGTACAACACCTGAACTTACGATTCGTGATTACGTTAAGGGACAAACACTCTCTGTTGAGAACCCTGATAAACCTAAGTTACAACTACTTATCGATAAAGGTGAGTATTTTGCTGCGGTTGAAGATGACGTAGACAAAGTTCAATCGGACATCGTAATGATGGACCAATGGTCTAAAGACGCTTCTGAGCGTATGAAGATTAAGATTGACCAACGCGTATTAGCTGATATCCTTCCGGGTATTCACGCTAGCAACAAAGGTTCAGCAGCAGGTGCAATATCTGGCAACATCAATTTAGGTGTAGCAGGTACTCCATTTGCGGTAACTAAGACTAATGTTATTGAGCATATCATTAACATGGGCCTAACTCTTGATGAAGCTAACTCTCCAGAGAGTGACCGTTTCTTAGTTATTCCAGCTAAGATGGCTGCTTACATCAAGCAATCCGACCTTAAAGATGCGTCAATTACCGGTGACGGTATGACACCATTACGTAATGGTCGTTTGGGTATGATTGACAGATTCACAGTATTTGTGAGCCACAACTTGAAAAAGACAGGCTCCGAATTTGATGTAATCGCCGGTCATAAAATGGGTATGACATTTGCTTCGCAAATGACTAACCTTGAAACTTTACGTTCTGAATCAACTTTCGGTAACATTATCCGTGGTCTACAAGTGTATGGCTATAAGGTAGTTAAACCTGAAGCATTGGCTCAGTCAGTAATCACACTGTAATATAGGAGACTAAAATGGCTACATATACAGATGGAACTGGCTATAACTTAGGCGCAGCAGCTCACGTTGCTTCGGGCATAAGTAAAGTCGGTATGTTAGAGGTTACTTTAAACTTCGCAACAATTACTGCTGACCGATTAGCTGCGGGCTTAACAGCTCTCGGTGCAAACGACGTACTAACAGCATTAAAAATCCCAGCTAAAACTATGGTTTTAGAAGTGGGTCTTGATGTAACAACAGCAGAAGGCGGCACGCTAACTGTTGATGTTGGTGACGGTGGTGATGTTGACGGTTTCTTAGACGGTGTAAATGCTAACACAGCAGCATCTTACACTACGTCTTTGGTGCTAGCGGAAGCTGCTCCAAATACCGTTCTCGGTTACTCAAATGGTAAATACTACAGCGCAGCTGATACTATTGATATTAAAACTATCAATGCAGCTGATACTGCAGTTATGCGCCTATGGGCAATCGTTGCAGACTGTTCGTAAGTAATTAAAGGTTGGGGCTTCGGCCCCGCCTTTTCTTTATATTATTTAGTCTTAGTAAAGTACTAGCAGATTCAGTATTAAGACTAAATAATTTGATTGAAAGGAAAGATGCAATGGAAGCACAACAAAGATGGCTAAAGCATAAAGTTGATGGCACAATATACGGGTGGGATAAATACCTCGCCGAAAACGAATTATGCGAAGAAGTTTCTCCAGAGATTGCATTCCCTGAGAGACATATTCCGAAGAAACAAGCAAAGCGAAAAGCTAAAATGGATTTAACTACTGAGAAAATACCTGAAAAACCTGACATAGTTAATGTAGAATTAAATACGGAAGCATCGAAGGGACTACTTAAATGATACTGAATGATGTAATCACTGAGACTAGACGTATCTTACAAGATATTGATTCACCGCAACGTTATTCTGATGCGGTACTTTTAGGTTTTGCTAATCAAGCCTTAAAGAGAATCGCAGTATTACGCCCTGATTTATTTGCTCACGTGGGTGAAGTTACTTGTGCTACAGATGCTGTACTACAAGATGCTCCCTCTGACTCTATACGAATTATTGAGGTTTACTCGGTAGTAAGTGGCAATGGTGTTATCGAAGTAAACCGCGAAACACTAGACCAAGCAATGCCGTCATGGATGAATGATACGGCAGCAGCAGCTACAAACTGGATGCGCCATGTACGCAACCCAAACAAATTTTTCATCTACCCTAAAGCTCCATCGGGGCAAAAACTAGTCGTAGAGTATACGCAGTCTCCACCTAGTTACGATACAACAACCACAGTTGCTTTATTATCTGATGCTTATTTTCCTGTAGTCTTAGATGCTACAGTATTCTTAGCGGAGTCTATTGATAATGAGCATGTTAATTCTAATAGAGCTAAGTTATTCCAAGAGTCCTTTACACAGGCTCTAGGTGTAGGCGCTCAGAGTAGACCTGTTACCGATACTGAACAATCGGGTATGAAGCCTAAGGAGGTTATCTAATGGCATCACGTGATTTTAGTACAATCGTATCTCGTTTAGCCCCAAGTGTTCCCGGATGTCCGACGCCAATCATAGAGCAGTATGTTCGTGATGCAGCTATTGAAGCTTGTGAGAGAACATTAGCATGGCGCTATGAACAATCTAAATTACGCTTAACACCAGGTGTGTACGACTATGCGTACAGCGCACCAACAGATGCAGAGGTTCATGCATTCTTAACTGTGACAGTAAATGGTCGCAGACTAAAGCCTGTTACGCTTGAGCATTTACATGATATACAACCTAAATGGCCTGAAGCTACAACTGAAGAGCGCTCAGAGCCTAGATATATTACTCAGTTTGATGCTGATAATTTTGCTCTTGCCCCCGTCCCTGATGATGCAGTAAAGTATGATGTTAAGATGATTGTAGCTTTAAAGCCTCTACGTACAGCGACTAAGATGGAGAAGTCAATATTAGACGAGCTAGAGAATGTAATTATGCACGGAGCGTTACAACATCTCCTTGTACTCCCGGATAAAAACTGGAGTGACAAAGAGTTAGCTACATATCATGCGAAACAGTTTTCATTTAAAATTTCAGAGCGTAGAGCAAGAACGAATCTAGGTGCAGCACGAGCATCTATGACCGTTGAGATGCGCCCACTAGCTTGAGGATATTATGGCTGATGTAATTAAATTAGTAAAAGGTGATGAGAAGCCATTAATCATTCTAACGTTAACGGATGATGTCGCAGGCGGTGTATTAGATTTATCGGTAGCGACAACAGTAGTTAAAGTAAAGTTTAGAGCAATGGGCGGTACAACATTACTATCAACTATTACAACAACAAAAATAGATAGCGGAACAAAAGGTCAGGTACAGTTTGATTTTAGCGGAGGCGTATTAGACGTAGACGCAGGAGCATATGAGGGGGAAATACTCGTAGATTATAATGGTAGTATACAAACAGTATACGATACATTACGATTTAGAGTCAGAGAAAACTTCTAGTGAATATAAAGTTTACAGCGGCAGTAACATCGCTTATATTAGCCTCGGCTTCAGTGTCGAGTATAGCTGCTGTAACAAATAAAGTTGACGACTTTATAGGTTTAACCGCTGCACCAGCAACATCAATTAGCGCAACAGCATTTATTGTACCACTAGAAGTGCTAAGTGAGCAGACAGTATCTATAGCTGATTTAATTAATAGTTTTACTATTACTAAACCTTTATCAGAAACAGCAGCCATTGCAGATGCCTTAACGGTTAACGTAACTAAATCATTCGTAAGTTCAGTAACTGCAGACTCAACGATTAGTAAGATATTCCAT